TGCCAGCGCAGCAGTTCCTTGTGGAGTGGCGCGAGGGTCTTCCAGCAACGCTCCACAAGGTCGCCGTCGGCATGGTCCAGCTGCTGGCGGACGCTGTGCCCTGACCAGACTTCCCCCAAGGAAGCGCGCCGCATGCTACTGCAGACGACCTGCGTCATGCACTCAGCACCGCGGCGATCTCCACCGCGGGAGCAGGCAGCCCAGTTTCCAAGCCGGTCCCGAATATTCTTGAAATTCATCGCGTCCTTTGGTTTTTGGCCGTTTTGAGCCGTTTTGCAGCTCTGCACATCCACGGACACCAGTTTTGAATTTGCGCGTCGTGGCGCCCCCGTAGCGCTATCTAGTGAAGCCATCAGGCCGCCTGCAAGCTGTAGCGGCACGCCACGTCCTCGGCTTTTTCGAGGTATTGCTGCGAGTCGACGTCAAACCAGAACCCAAACTTGCCTTCAAATTCGCCATTGCGCTGCTTCTCGCAGGCGACGATCGCCGTCGGCTCGCTGCCATTGTCCTGTTCGGCTTTCTTGTTGCGCCAGACGATGAAGACGTTGTCGACCATGTCGGTGATCGCGCCGGCGCCCTTGATGTCGAACTTGCCCGGGGCCTTGTGTTCGCTTTCGCCCTTGCGAACGTGGTGCACAAGGTGGATGTGCACACGCTGGGCCTGGGCAAAGGCGCACAGTTCGTTGACGAAGTCCTTTTGGCCGTTGTAGTCGTCTTCGCCCTTGACGCACTTCATGAGGCTGTCGACGATGAACTGGGTGATGCCGAACTCTTTGGCTGCATAACGCATCACTGCGATGACCTTGCGCCAGTCGACAGCGCCGACGTGGTCGTAGATCCAGAGCCGGCCATCGGTCCACCTGTGCAGCGCTTTCAGGAACGGGATCGTGGGCTCGCGGCCGGCGTAGGCCTGACGGCTCATGCGGTGCATCTGCTGCACCGGTCGCATCTCGAATGAGGCGACCATCACGCGCTGCCCTTGGTAGCAAAGGTCCAGCTCAACCTGGCTCAGGAACATGCTCTTGCCATGGCCGTTGACGCCTGCATAGAGGGAGACTTCCCCCGGACGAAACTCGACCTTGTCCTGGGTTTTGCGCCAAAGCATGCGGGGCAAGGGTGTGCTGTCGGTTGGCGCGTAGAAGGCGTCGATGGTGTCCTGCAGCCAGTCAGAAGCAGGGCGAACGTTGTGCTGCTCCGGCTCGTTCATGTAGGCCGTGAAGTCGATCGAGTCAGGAATTAACTGCATAAGGCATCCCTTCGGGTGAGCGCGCATAGGCGCGGCACTGCAAAAAATCATCGTTTTGAAAGTCGAGCCACGGCAGGAAGTCAAGCTCGTATTGCCACTGGCGTTGGGGCCGCTCGATGTCGTCAGTGCGCGGGACCAGGTAGACCCGGGCGCCCCAGTGCTCGGAGCAGTTCCAGATCGCCAGGTAGGCGGGACGCTGCAGGGCAATGGCCTTGAGCGTCTGCACCCAGTCGCCGCGCTCGCCGACGTAGACGCACAGCTCGAGGTCGCGCACCCAGCGCCAGTCGTACAGCGTGCCTGGGATGGCTCGCACCACGGGGTTCGCGGCGCTGACGTGACCAACCAGTGAGACCAGCACCAGGTCGTCAGGCTTGAACCCACGCATGCGGGCGTCGACGATCGGCTGGGCGTTTAAGGCGATCACAGGTAGCCTTTCACGCCGATGTTGCTGGCGCTGGCGCTACCCAGCTGCCCAAGGTATCCCGCGAACTTGGTCGCACCGAAAAGCGTCTCGGGCCGGAGGAAGGCCGACATTTTCGGATCGTGCTGCCATTCCGTCACCTTGGCGTCGATCACCGCCCGGCACTCGTCGACGGTAGCCTCGTTGAGACGCGCGGTTATCAAGGACAAATTCGCCTTCACCGGTTTGTAGTTCTTGCCAGCCTTTGTGTTCAGGTAGTCCAAGATCATTGCGGCGTCTGGCTTGCCGGACAATGGTTTACTTCCTTTAGACTCCAATCCCTTCCGGGGTCGAGGCCTCGGCGACTCCTCGACGACTAGTCGCTGAGGTGGTGGCGAATTTGCGGCCGAATTATTGCCTTCTGGAACCGGGTGGCGGAACGTCGGCTTTTCAATTTTCTGGTGTTTTTCCCAGCCAGTTACCTGCCAGTAGCCCGTGCCGTCGACCTCATAGGCGCGCAGCAGCTTCGCGGCCATGAGCTCGTCGACCATCGCCTGAATGGCTTCGTCCAACATCGAATCGGACGGGAAGATTTCCATCTTCAGGCGCTTGACGGACGCCTGGTGGATGCCCCGGTCGTCGCAGAAGTTCCAGATCCCGACGAACAGTAGCCGAGCGGTCGGCGAGCACTCGACGATTTGCTCAGACGTCCAAAACTCGGGCTTGATTGTGCGGATGCGCGCCATCAGGTTGCCCCCAGCTCGTGATAGGTGCCGCTTAGACCGCGCGCGCCGCGATCGCACTGCAGTACCATTTCGCGCGCCCGTTGCTCAAGATTCAAGCGAGTCGCCTCGGCGGCGGCCTGGCCGGAAGTGCTGCAGTCGCATGCAACTGTGGGAACCGTGGAGCCAGGGGTGATGTAGGTGACCAGGTAACGACCGGCGCTGGTGGGCCCGATTGAGGTATGGATTAGCATGGCGGGCCCTCAAACAAAGCACGCTGTTGGCTTGGGGAATCAACGAGGTGGTAACGCGCGCAATTACGGTGCTTGACGCCAGCGGCATCGTACAGAGGGACCAATTCGGTGTTGATGTCGTGGCCATGCTCGTGCTTGAGCTGGAACACGCGGGCGGCCGGCATCATGACCGAGTGCTGCCGCAACTCCATTGTCGTTTTTGGACCTTGGCGGAGGAGCGTCAGCACCAGGGCGAGCTGCGCCTTGGTAGCTGTGGACTTGGCGTGGGTCTCGTTCAAAGATGGAGATCTGGAGCTCACGGCGCACCGCCTTGTACCTGGCGGTAATTGACGGGGTCGGCAAGAAAACGGTGCACTTCGGCGTTGGAGTACATCGTGCATCGTTCAGACAGACGCACTGCCGCTGGCGCCTTACCGGCGTTGACCAGTTGGCGCCAGCGCTCACGACTCACCGGAATGAAGTGGCGCAGTTGCTCCCAACGCGACATCCCGACCTGGGGAAGGCTGGGCGGTTCGGATGGGCGCGCTGGTGTGGTCGCGGCTTCGAAAACCGCAGCTCTCGGGCTTGTCATTGGGCACCGCCGTTCAGCAGTGCAGCGATTGCGTCAGCCGGCCAAGCGAGGCGGCGGTTGATGCGGACGGGTTGAATTGGGCCAGTGTTCGTCGCAGCCCATTTGTTAAGGGTCTGCGGCTTTCGATTGAGCGCCGCGGCAGCTTTCGCGGTCGTCAATGTATCTGGAATAACAGCTACCGGATTAGAAGTCATGTCGTGTCACCTTTATTGATATACGGTGATCTAACTATGTGACTTCGTCGCGATTCCTCCAACTATGTCGGGTCAGTCGGCCGCTTACCGGGCCAGTCGGCCGCTTACCGGGCGTTTTTTGAGCAGCCTGTCGATCGCTTTTTGGATGGCGCGCAAATCCGCTTCCTTGATATTGCCCTTGATATCGAAGTACTTCATTCCGGTCGCCATGATCTCTGCTATCTCAGATGGCTTAACTTCTTTGAATGCATCGAGCACATCACGGGCGCTGGGGCAGCGCAAGCCAGCGACCTGGGCTTTTCGCAAAACGTCGTGCAATGGTTTCCCATATCCCTGATAACGTTCCGGAGTGGCCAGATCCCAAGCCTTCACTCGTTCCGTCATGGAATCAACGAGCGGCGGTGAATCTGCTTTAGCCGCGTTCATGTCGGGAAGGGTAAGGTGAGCCGAACGGACCCGCACCAGTATTCCCAGTCCAAGAGCGTATCGCGCGAAATCATCCACCAGCACAATGCCGCTTTCTAGCCGCTCTCCGATCGCATCTGGAATTGGTACGCGCGATCGCGAGCGAACTATCAATTCCCCCGCCGCCACTGCCCGCGGAATCGCTGCGTGGTGTTCGTCGGTCGTGATAAACCGGTCCATTGCACATTGATGTGCTGTCCCACTCCAGAGCGGCACGAGCTGCCAATCCGGTAAGTACTGGGCGCTTTCGAACGCCTCCGCATATTTCGACCACTCAGTCTCCCGCATCATATCCTTGTACACGGGGAGGTGGCTCCAAATGGCCATCAGCAGCCCCCAGTCGTCAGGCGAAAGAGGCTCACATCGCGGCGCCGGAATAGCGCTGGGATTTTTTGTCTGCCGCATGAGCCGCGTCACTATCTTCTCGGTACCGTCAAGCACTTTCGGGTGTAGGGCCTCTGCAAAAAGACCTGGTATTTCCCGGACCGTTACCTCGGTTGTGCCGGGCGGCAGGGTGATGGTTACTGACATCTGCGCTCCTTCAAGCGCCTTCTGAATAGGTGCTGCAGCCGGTCGGTGAAGGTGCCGATGTTCCCCCGCTAAAGGTAGGCTGCAGCGTAAAACGGTAGTGCGGTAAAGCTAAATTTTCTCGCGCACCGGCCTGGCCACGCTCGACCACTGGTCGTTGCTGCCGGCTGACCCGTTCACGCGGCGGCGCCGAGCAACGGGATCACAGAAGCGCCAGCACGCAACTGGTCTAGGTAGTCCGCCCAGCGCTGCATCATCTCGCGCCTCGCCGGCAGATGCGCGGTACGGTTGTACGCCCTGCCATTTGGGTCTTTGACCGCATGCGCCAGCTGGTGCTCGATCAGGTCGACCCGCTCACCCAGCACTTCATCGAGAATGGTGCGCGCCATGGCGCGGAAGCCGTGACCGGTCATCACTTCCTTGCTGTATCCGAGCGAACGCAGCGCCGCGTTAATCGTGTTCTCGCTCATGCAGCGTCCGCCGGCCCGCACGCTCGGGAAAACATACTGGCCGTGCCCGGTGATGCTCTGGATCTCGCGCAGCAGGGCAACAGCCTGCGCCGCCAGCGGCACGATGTGATCATTTTTCATCTTCATCTTGCGGCCGGGGATACGCCACTCCGCGCTGTCCAGGTCGACCTCCGCCCATTCCATTGAGCGCAGTTCGCCAGGGCGCTGGAAGACCATGGGTGCCAGCTTGAGGGCGGTCCGGGCGAATGGGTGGCCGCTGTAGGCCTCGATCGAACGAAGAAGGTCTGCCACCAGTTTCGGCTCGGTGATCGCCGCGTAGTGCGTCGTGGGCACTGCCGATAGCGCATCCCGCAGGTCCGCCGTCACGTCCCGCTCGGTGAGGCCCGCAGCGACAGCAAACCGGAACACCTGGCCGCATAGCTGCTTGATTTTGTGCGCCGACTCGATGGCGCCGCGAGCTTCGATGACCTGCAATGCGCGCAGCACGTCACGTGGCTTGACTGTGGATATCGGCATCGCCCCGATCTCGGGGAAGATGTTCCTCTCGAGCCAGGCGGTGTTCTTTGCTTGAGTGGTGGGCGCCCGGTCGGCAGCTGTCTTACGGAGCCAATCGCGCGCCAACGCCTCGAAGGTGTGCGCGGCTGCCACGGCCCTGGCGTGTTTGGCTTCGCGCTTTGCCGCTCCGGGGTCAATCTCGTTCGCGCGCTGATGTCGAGCTGTGGCGCGCGCCGCCCGCGCCTGGGTGAGGGTCACGTCGGGGTAGATGCCGAAGGACAATCGGCTTTCTTTCCCGGAGGCCTGGACGAACTTCATGCGCCAGAGCTTCGAGCCCGTCGGTGTGACCTCAAGGTAGAGGCCGCCGCCGTCGGCGAGTTTGTACGCCTTGGCCTTCGGCTTGGCATTTTTGACCTGCATATCGGTCAACGGTGAGACTACACGGGGCATTTTTGGGGCATCGCTTTGCAACGCTTAGGGGCATGCCACTAAGAGTGCCCCCAAAAACAGTGGGTGTCAATGGGCGAACTTTGCCGTAGAAAGCAAAAAAAAGCCCCTAAGTGTCTGAACACATAGGGGCTTTTTGGCAAACTTGGTCATACATTGCATTGAGGCTGGTGCCCAGAGCCGGAATCGAACCGGCACGCCGCGAAGCGGCAGATTTTGAGTCTGCTGTGTCTACCAGTTCCACCATCCGGGCAGCATTACAGCACGTCAAACGCAAGCCACGC